CAGGGCATAGTTGCAGGCCCTGAAGACGGTCAACGTATAGGAGATACAATCAAAGTTAAACATTTAAGTTTAAAGGGTTTTATTAACCTTGACAGCACAAAGGCTAATAATGATACATTTAGTAAAAACCCTGTACTTGTTAAAATGTTTGTAGGACGTAGAGTCGATACAAACTTAAACCCCAACACTTACGCAACGACTGGTTCAACTGGTTTTGACGATTTATTTTTAAATGGTCCAACCACAATCAATCCATCTAATTTACCATCTGATATGTACAGAATGATAAATAAAAATATATATCGTGTTTATGCTACTCGATATTTTAAAATAGGTACATCTGCGCCATCGAATACACCATCAACATCAGCACAATGGAATAATGATTTTAGTTTTAGTAGAAATTTTTCAATAAATCTAAATAAGAATATCCATACTGTTAAGTATTCACCAGATGGAACCGTATCACCAAATGCCGCATTTTATTGCTGGTTCTTGGTCTCTTTTGCCAATGGTTCATCTATGAACTCTGTAGATAATGACTTACCTTTAGAATGGCATTACGATTTAAACTGTGTTTATGAAGATGCATAATAAATATATATCCGAGGGGTGAAGTTTCACTGAATCCCCGATACTGAGGCGACGACCAGCGGGAGTCTGCACGGAGTGGACTCATCAAATGAAAATTAAATTTTCATTTGATCCTTATTACTTTGCTCCAGTTGCTCCAGTCATTTAAATTATTCTTTTAATAGATTTCTTGTTATTGTTACAGGTATCACCGCCAAGAAATCTTACTAATACATCGTTATCGTTTTTGTCTGTATCGAATTTCCATATTTTCCATCGATCTTTCGATAGTACTGATAAGTCGGGTAAATGATTCGAAAACACCCAAACAGTAGGTGAATCAATCCACCAATCTTTATAGTGATATCTCATATCATATAACTTACCTTTTTTGATCTGCTCTAATGCGGTATATAATCCGTAAAGTCGCTCTTTATCTAAGGCTCTCGGCATATCAAAAAAAACTAATTTTGGTGTCCTAATGTTTTTATCATGACAAATACAATACATAACTTGTATTAACTCCTTATAGTCGTTAACAGGTGGTAAATCAATCGCTCCATATTTTAGTTCCCCCAAACTTGCTACAGTTGATTTTCCAGTGTTACCATTTGGACAATATAATAAATTACAGGTCCTATCATCAAAATCATTTCTAGTTTCTAGAATTTTATTTTGCCAATCATACAACTTTATATTTCTATAATGTCTTGGTATATATACTTCTATATCTGTGTCTTTCCAAGGTCCTTCAATTCTGGTATCATCTTTACAACAATAAAAATCATTATCTCTATTTTCAGAACTTGTAGGACTCCACCTCATTTTATACCAAGACGGACCTTTTCTACTTTTTATTTTTAGGGAAATTCTTCCCTGATAATGTTCAAATCCAGCCTCCTTTCCTTTTTCTAATTGAAAACACCATGCTTTGCAATCTTTTTTTATTTTGATCATTAATTCATCAAAATCATTCACTTCTTTTTTACTTAAAGTAAAATCCCAAACACAACATTCATTTTTTGCCATAATAATATAATTCTATATAAAGAAATTAATTATTATATAATAAACGCGATTTTTTTATAAATTTATTTTCTCTAACTATTACATAATGAAAACGCCGTCTGTTCAATTTAAAAAGACATTCAAAAAGAAAGGAAAAACAAACAAAAAAAACAAATCTATAGTTCCCGTTGCTTTAAAACAATATGTTAAGAAAGCAATAGCACTTAATGTGGAAAACAAACACGCTATTCCACAGATACGAAATAACCTTACTATTCATGGTTATGGGCAGTCCCCTAATGGTCCACATCAATTATCATGTGAAGACCTTTCAACAGTATTCCAGGGCATAGTTGCAGGCCCTGAAGACGGTCAACGTATAGGAGATACAATCAAAGTTAAACATTTAAGTTTAAAGGGTTTTATTAACCTTGACAGCACAAAGGCTAATAATGATACATTTA